CCATGGCAATCCACTCCCAGATATCGTCGATCTCTGCGATGGACATAATCGGGTGAACCTCTACTTCAAGTCTCGCCAGCGGGAACACCACACGGTCATCTGCATCCAACTTCGGACGCTTATGCACCAGTTTCATGGCGCCTTTGGACCATGTTCCCGTTGCAGCATTATAGGTAGGGTTCTTTGCCGTATGAATGGTCAAAGGACGCTCGCGATAATCTGCGACAGCGGTCACCGAAGTGACTTTCCCTGCCCCTGTGGAAGCGGTTTCGTTATAAACGGCATCCGTTCCTCCTGTAAAGCTGACTGCTGTAGTACCTTCTTTTAGAGTAGCTCCTAATATGGACATACTCACCTCCGAGATTGCACAATTGAATGTGCGATTCTTTTTGTAGGCTCCCAACCGAGAGCCAAGGAATCCAACTGCCTCTTCCATGACAATGTAGAAAACTGCCAGGGAGGTGTTGGTGAAAGGGGTACATTAATCGTCCGATGTACAATACTATCGGTCGCAACACCCGCGTCAAGAGGCGGCGGTAAAGCAGCTAGCGCTGGGTTAACAGAAGACCACGAAGATGTTACTTTCGTGATAGTCCGCTCCATACGTTTTACTTGCTTCAACGTCACACAATTTCCACGGATAGTACGATTCGGTTTCGGCTGAATAGCTGCTAGCCAACCACCTACATTAAGTACCCAATCCGCCACAAACGAATACAGGGTTTTCTCCCATAGAAGACCTACCCATTGCGTCGGGTGTATCCCCAGCTGTAGCATCGTTTCCGATGCAGAATTCGCAGCCAGGTGATAGTTGTAATAAACCCGTGCATGGGCACGTACTTCGTCCACCGTCGTGTCCTGAAAGAACAAATTCAGGGCTAACAGTGACTTCGTTACCGACCTGGTGGAGGTCGATTTACTTAAGGGTGAAGCACCACCGGATCGAAGTAATACATTCTCATCCAGTTTTGCGGAGAGGCCTCGGACCAAGTCGGAAATATCGTAAACCAATGGCATTAAGCCATAACGATACGCCAACCAGGTTGAGGCCACGTAGTCCGCAGACTTCACAGCTTTCCTCCGCCCTAGTTTGGACCCATGTTTTCTATGGATATCCTTATAGAGCGAAGAAAAGGCAGACATTGGATTGACCAGAAACTTCGCGGTCTCTCCTGCTTCGGCAAGCATTTGCCCAACTCCAATCTGTGGTTCTGTTAGACCAGCTGAGGCCTCTACGAGCGCCCAGTCCATGAGATTATCCCCTGCTATTCCGGGGATTGAGCTCAAAGGTACCGAGATTGACGGAAAGCCATAGGACGTTAAGTTGCCTATAAACTTCCAGTACGGTTTCGGATACGGTCCCAGATCAAAAGTTGTGCTTCCTGGACCCACAAACTCGTGGGTGCGGGTCATCGCTGAGAACCTTTGCAGCTTGAATTGACCTGGCTTGTATGGCGTAGAACGCATACAGTGAACCAGATTCCCATACCCTTCCTGATTGTACGTAACGTTCGTAGTACCGGTGTATGTTGCAACCGATGCATAAGGACGCCACGTGTAGTCAAGGAGGAGGGTCTTCTTGCGCGTAGGATTCACTTTGACAACCTCAGGAAATGATGATGCCATAGCTGTCTGTCTCCTTAAGTTGTGTTTGGAGCGTAATTGCTCCCCGAAAGGCCCCACATTGGGGC